TCATTTTGTTCCATACGGATTCGAATTATCGTTGGTATCTTGCAGTTTCGCGGCTACCGATGAGTAAACAGATAGGCTGGCCCCAATCGTTGGTCGAGTGTAGTCGGCGGTCATCTGGACATTGCTGTGGCCGAGCCAGTGCATGATCTCGATTGGTGCCGACTTGGAAGCAGAGGCTTGCGTGGCAAAATAATGGCGAAGCATATGTGGGGTGATATGGATTTTTGACTCTTTCTCAACCTTTTTCATCACACGGTTGGGGTGATTAGGATGCAAAGGCTCGCCATTGTCATTCAGCCAGAGCCATTTTTGAGTTGAGTCCGGTATGTTATTTCTGGTCCGAATGTTATCGGCGGTGAGGATTGCAAACTTGATATAGTCGATGACCTCTCCGGACACCCATACGGTACGATATGATGACTTAGTCTTCAGTGTGCCACCAGTCGGGAAGTCGATCGTGCGCTGCAGGTCAATCTTGATTCCACAGATTTCTTTACCTGCTTTGTCTTTACGGAACTCGAATGATTCGGTGCGCAATCCCATGAGTTCGCCTCGGCGCAGGCCCAATGTATCCAGATAAATCAAGGCCATCATATATTTATCCAGGGTGTGCTGAGCAACGTCAATCCAGCGTTCGTAATCCTCGGGATCGATGTCCTTGTCGGAGGCATCTCGGCCACGGACCAGCATTCCCTTAAGCCTATTCTTGGGGATAATGTCCTGTTCTTCGGCGTCGTTCATGATCATCAGCATGAGGGCATTGGCGGTTCTCACGGTTGTCTTCGCCAATCCTCGGAGCGTCAGACTGTCCAAAAATGACTGATAAGAGGGTCGAGACACATCACTCAGGCGAGATGAGCCAAAGGCCGGTTTGAGATAGTGCTGATAATAATTCTTGTTGTTCTTTGCGGTGGAAGACTTCCAGACGCCGAGCTCCAGCTTACGTTTGGTGATCCGTTGGTAATATTGATCAACAGTCATTTCGGCGCCGGCGATCTGGCTGTATTTTCCTGCCGATAGGTCGGCTTCGAATTGTTTGAGGACAGCATCGGCTTGCCGCCAGGTGCGGATCCCGCTGCGGCTGAATTCGTCACGTTTGCCTACGCTATTGTTGAATGTTCGGCGGACGCGGTATCGTTTGCCTTTGGTCGTGTCATACTCATAAATATTGGGATGGCGCGGCACGAGCGTATATTTTCGCATGGTCAGTGATCCTTCCAATTGTGTAGTTTTAGACGGTTAATACACACACCAGTTCTATTTAAGCGTGAAATAAAAGCCCGGATTGGCGGGCTCAATAATGGCTGCTTACTTAGCCTGAGGCGATGACTTTTTAAGTTTGCGGTTGAAGAGTAGGTGCCAAAGGAAGAAACCGACGCCGATAATGAATGCCAACCAGCCCCAGATCATCAGGTCGGAATAATCGCCGGCGTTTGCGATAGCGAAGATCCAAGCAATCAGCATCAGGACCATTCCAGCAATGTCACCGCCGAGCTTCTGGCTCTTGCGAGTGGCGATATATACAATGCCAGCGGCCAAGAACAGGATTGCGGCAAAGGCCCCAGCAGTACCGCCAGCGTCGTTGCTCTTGTTCTCAAATGCGTGGCTCACGCCTACCGCACAGGATTGGAACAAGATGAAGCAGGCGATGACCAGTTGCAGAATGCCAACAACAAGTTTCGTCACTTTCATGCCACCGGGCAGAACAGGTTCTTTTTTCTGATTCTCCATAAGTAAAACCTCCCAAGAACATTCAGCTTTTAACGTCGTCAGGATTTGGACGGTAAACACTCTTGCGTTTCAGAACAAATACTCGGCCACGGATTCTTGGACACTGTCGACCTCCCAGGATGGAATGTGCAACTTGCCCATCCAATCTACCGCATTGATCTGATCCGGTTGACAGTCGCCATCGATAGTCAGTGGAAGGAGGATCTCAAACGCCTTCTTGTTAGCATGATACTCGTACTTGCTGTGGTTGGCGGTTGTTGTGAAATACAGGATCGATGAGCCGTCACCGTCCAAACAGTGACCTATTTCGTGGGCGGCGATGTAGGGTAATTGTTTTTGATCTCGCCAGCACATGTTGATTACGACAAGGGACTTGGCCGGGTCACTAGCAGACGGCGTGTCGGGCTGTAGTTCTTTGGTCAGGATGAAGCCGACACCGCGTCGACGTGCGTAATCGAGTACCTGGTTAAAGAGCTCCTGATATTCTTCATCCATCGTCACGATCACTTCCCAACAGCCGTTTGATGATCTTTAGGTCTTCGTCCGGGATTGGCTTCCCTTGGTAGGTCATGATGACGTCATCGTCGTCGATGTCGACCTTCTTAGGTTTTCTCTCGGAAGTGTTCCCAATTAAATAATCAGTCGTGACGTCATAATAGCTGGCTAATTTACCGAGGGTCTCGGCATCTGGCTCGTTTCGATTATTCTCGAAGTGAGAATATGCCGCACGAGAAACGCCGACAGCTTTTGAGACCTCTTCTTGTGTTCTTCCAAGGGACGAGCGCAAGACTTTAAGACGATCTCCGATCATTGCAAGCACCTCCAAGGGCATAATATCACGTAAACGGTACATATTGTATCGGTGTTACAAAAAATATCAAAAAAAGTGTTGACGGTACAAAATGTATCGTGTATTATAATGGTTGTGATACGGAATGTATCAGAAAGGACGTGGTTATCATCGAGCGGACAGTGCTTCGCGCACAGCGTGAAAAACGGGACAAAACACAGGCACAACTAGCCCAAAGTATTGGTATCTCTGAGGTATACGTGCGTAAGCTTGAATCTGGGGCGAGTCGTCCCGGATATGGGGTAGTTAAGAAGTTTGTGGACTATTATCAACAGCCCGCGAATAAGCTGTTTCCAGATATTTTTTTGCCGCTAATTGATACAAAACGTAGCAAAGAGGAGGCTACGAAATGAATAAACTAATCAAAACCATCACTCAAGATGATGGCACGATCGCAGTGAGCGGCCGGGACCTGCATGACTTCTTGGAAGTCGGTAAAGATTTCTCGTCGTGGTTCAAGGACATGGCTGAATATGGATTTGAGGTTGGCAAAGACTTTTCCCCAATTTCGGTGAAAACCCCAAATGGCGGGCGTCCACGTATTGAATACGTTATTACCCTGGACATGGCCAAGGAAGTTGCAATGATCCAACGGACTGATAGGGGTAAGCAAGCCCGCCAGTATTTCATCGCTGTGGAGAGCCGGTACAAGCAACTCACAGCACTGCCTCAGACACCAGAGGAAAAGCTCGCCCTAACCATGAAAGTGGCCAATAGGAGTGCCGAGAAAGTCAAGAAGCTCGACGGTCGGGTCACTGATCTTGAAAAGAATGCTCCAATTGCTCCCGGCGAATACAGCTATATCAGCCGTCAGGTCCGAAACGTGGTCGAGAGCTATGTGAACGTTCACCATCTCCAGCTGACCCAGAAACAGCGTGGATTGCTTTATAAAGACGTCAGCCGTGGCATGAACGAGTACGTCGGGATTAAGACACGCACTCAGCTGCGTAAGCGGGACTTTGACAAAGCCGACGAATATATCGGCAACTGGCACCCGTCAACTGCGACCTTGATGCTCCTTCGTGAGGGAGAACAGCTTCCTTCTACTATTTAAGGATAGCTGAAAAGGGTGTGAAATGACGTATCAATCGTTGAAAATTGCCGATAACCATGTAGTTGTCGAGCAGTTCACAAAAAAGAGAGACGGTGAACTTGCAATGAAGGAAATAAACATCAGCGATGAGGTCGACCAGGAAATTGTGCGCCTCGGCAGAAAGAAAAGTGAAGTGGCAGCAGCAATTGGCATTACGCCACAGAATCTCTCCAATATCTTCAAGCGCAAGTCAATCCCAGTTCGCTGGTTGGTCGCAATCGCCAATGAGCTTGGAGACCAAGACTTCACTTATCACGTATCGGACTACTTGCTGCACACTCAGCTGGATTACCAAAGCCAGGCCAGCCCAGAGCCATTGAATACGCTGATTGATGTGGAGAAAGAACAGGCGGACCGTGAGGCCATGGAAGCAGACGCAAAAAGAGTCATGCGCAAATCCCCAGAATTATGGACGCCTGAAGAAGTTAACGAGATGCAGTGGTATTACAAGGAACTGACAGAAGAGACGGGATCCGAGCTACGACATCGTTCGACAATTTACAGTGCGTTAGAGCACGTATCAGGGGTGGTGATCTGAATGGATGTGAATGTCAGTTTTCCCACTGATGAGCAATTTCAGGAACAGCTCATCGCGGCCATCGCCAAACAAGTTGCTGAACGAATTCCAACGCCCGATGTCCCAGAGCCATTGCTCACTCGTGCAAAGCTTGCTAAGGCCTTTGAAGTTGGAGGTGGAACCATTGACCAATGGCGTGTGATGCCAGGATTTCCTTACCACTTGAAAGGCGAGAAGTCAGAAGCCTATTTGTACAGCGAAGTTTATGACTGGCTGAAGAATAACACAAGACGTGCGTAGGAGGTAACGCCATGATCACACCAAGCAACCTGACACTACTGCTGGTCCTGACGATTGTCGCGACTGCAGTCATCACAGCAATCTTTATCCGGCCGGAATGGTTCGGACTGGAAGACAGAGAGGAAGAGAACAATGGACGAGACAACGACTAAGCGACGTCAAGACAGCGTTGCGCACTACTTGCGATTCGCGAGCGGTCCCTGGCAGTGTCGATTCGGTACTAACGTCCAGACAGCACTTGACCGGATCAAAGGCAACAAAAAAACCGCTGACGGAGGCAACCGTCAACGGCCGGAGAAATAAGCATTGCAATAGTTATTTCTCCTCTATTCTACCAAAAACAATGGAGGTTTTCGATATGCAAATTAACGCAAGCAATTTCAGCCTGGCGGCTGCCTACGACCGTCAGAACGATGACAGCGACGTGATCACAGACGTGCTGGGCGGCAATATCTATCCCGGTGATAAGGTCTGGACGTTCCGCTACCACGATCGCAGCGGCAAAGAAGTTCCAGCAATCCTGTCTTATGACGACAAAAGCACGAAAGAATTTATGCATGACGAACTCAAACGGCTCGGGCCAGTGCAGTATCTGCGGCGGGTCATGCATGAGGAACCAGCGGACTTCCTGTTTGAGGAATTTGGTAAGAGCAACCAGATCATTAATCCAGATATTATCCGCAACATGATTGAGCGGGCAATGGGTGCTGGTGATATCGAGCGGGTGCTGCAGTTCGATTTTTCCGGCACTATCGAGGATTATCTGGATCACATGCAAGACACTGACCAGGCACCGATGGAACTGTATTACGACGCCGATCATTACGAAATCGGGGAGGTATAAACATGGCTAATATGCAGAAGTTGGATCCAAAGCACGCGCCAATGAAGGCGCTGGTGCAGAGCGCCACCGTCAAGGCACGGTTTGAAGAGGTATTAAAGAATCGGGCACCACAATTCTTAAGCAGCCTGGTTTCAGTGGTTAACGATAATCGTGCGTTACAAAACGTTGACCAAACTAGCGTACTTAATGCGGCTATGACGGCAGCTTCGTTCGATCTGCCAGTCAACCCCAATCTGGGATACTTCTACATCATTCCTTACGGGAGCACTGCTCAGGCTCAGATGGGTTACAAGGGCTATATTCAATTAGCCCAGCGGTCGGGACAATACAAGCGGCTCAATGCCGTACCCGTCTACGAGGATGAGTTTGGAGGCTGGAACCCATTAACGGAGGAGTTAACGTACACCCCGCATTTCAAAGATCGGGACGCGAACGATAAGCCGACTGGTTACGTTGGCTTCTTCCAGCTGGTAAACGGCTTTGAGAAGACAGTGTATTGGAGCCGCCAGCAGATCGACAACCACCGCAAACGCTTCTCCAAATCCGGCGGTAAGAATGAGCCAAGGGGTGTATGGGCATCAGATTTCGATGCGATGGCCTTGAAGACAGTCATCCGGAACCTAATTACTAAATGGGGCCCGATGACGGTCGATATTCAGAAGGCCACTGATGCCGATGAAGAGTCTTTTGGCGGCAATACAGAGCCCGTGAAGGATGTCACTCCGAGTACTATGGATGATCTGCTCAATGTCCCAAGCAAGACGGAAGAACCGAAGAAGGGGGTGTTGAACGATGATCCAATCCCAGACATCCCCGACTCGCGACCGGAACAAACCAGTCTCGACGATGAAGACCTTCCGGATTTCTGACGCCAATTACTACAGTCGGGAAGCCAACGAGCACTACATGTCAGCGACCGTCTTCAAACGGTTCTTGGCCTGTGAAGCCGAGGCGCTGGCCGAACTTAAAGGAATTTGGGTGCCTGAACGGGACCCGACGGCCTTATTGGCCGGCAACTATCTGCACTCGTACTTTGAGAGCCCGGAAGCCCATCAATCCTTTATCGACGCACATCCTGAGATGTTCTCGACGCGGGGTAGCACGAAAGGCCAACTCAAAACGCCTTACAAAGTGGCTGAGAGCATGATCCAGGCACTGAAAGATGACCCGTCATTCCAGGCTGCCTATCAGGGCAACAAAGAAGAAATTCTCACTGGGGAAATTGACGGTGTGAAATGGATGGGCAAACTGGATTGTTTCGACCCATCGCGGGCATTCTTCTTAGACCTCAAGACGACCCAGGACTTGCACAAGAAATACTGGATCACTGATGAGAAGCGCTGGGGATCGTTCGTCGAGGCGTACAACTACCCGTTGCAGATGGCTGTCTACCAAGAACTGATTCGGCAGAACTACGGCACGCGCCCGGCACCTATTCTGGTCGCTGTGAGCAAGCAGGAACCACCGGACAAAGCCTTCGTGGCGATACCCCAGGACAAGCTGGACGAGGCCATGCAGCAGCTTCTGGACACCCAGCCACGGATTGAGCAGATCATCGCTGGGGAGACCAACCCGTATCGTTGTGAGCAGTGCGACTACTGTAGAGCGACCAAACATCTGGGACAGATCATCACCATGAACGAATTGATTGAGTAGGGGGTGATCATTTGGATTATTTCAAGCAGCGACGTGCCTTTCGTCAGTTCAAGCTCGCCGTAAAGAAACTCACCGTTAATCAAGCAAGTCTGTATCGCGAATTATTGGATTACGCGAACGATAGCGGATTACTAGATGCTTCTTTCCGCCTGCAGAACGAGTACATCATGTCGATTACTGGAATTAAGTCCGTTGATGGTCTCTCCACGGCGCGCAATGCGCTGGTCCAGCAGGGATTGATCACATATATCAAGGGCAAGAAAAATGAGGACACACCAATCTATCAGATCATGCCATTGAGCCCTGATGGTCGGCCAGAAACCAAAAAACAGAACAGAACAAGAAAAAAAACGGAACAGAATGCGGAACAGAATGCGGAACAGAATGCGGTACAACCTGCGGAACAGAATGCGGAACAGTACTTTACTGGTACTGACTTAAACATGACTGATACTAATCATCATGATGATGATCCGGGTACTCCGGTAGTGCCTGACGATCAGGCGACCAAGGATCGAACCCGAGTCTTTGAACTCTGGGAACAGTCGTTTGGTGGATTTATGGCACCGTTGATCCAGGAGGAACTCCGGGATTGGCTAAAGACTTTCCCGGCAGATTTGGTCGTCGAAGCCATTAGGCGGGCCGTTGGCAATCAGGCGAAATGGAGCTATGCGAACGCCATCCTGCAGGACTGGGACCAGAAGAAAATCTACACGGTAGACGGGGTCAAGAAGGCTGACGCCATGTTCAATGTTGGCCGGTTTAACAAACGTGGTGCGTCCCAGAAGCCAAAAACGAGCCAGCCACCGTGGGCGGATCCTAATTACGTCGCACCGAAAGCTAAACCAGCTGACGAAGAGACAAAAAGGCGTTTGGCTGAACAGATCGCACAGTTCAAGAAGCAGGAGGAAACGAAATCATGAAGAGAATCGAGAGCATCGTGATTCCGTTACCGTTGGCGGCCACAAAAAGATACAAGGATGCCTCGTTAAATAAATATGTCAATGCCGAGAGATCCAATCGTTTCAGCGGATCAAGCCTGAAAAAACAAGCCACAAAAAACTGCATGGATTATGCCCTTAGTGCAGCACACCAAGGGTTGAAATGGGGGTGGCCGGCGCGTTTGGTTTTTCACTGGCATATGCCGGATAAGCGGATCGACCCAGACAACATGGCTTTCCAGAAAAAATATATCCTTGACGGCTTGCAAGATGCCAAAGTGTTGCCCAATGACAGTATCGAGTACGTTAGAGGGTTTCGAGATGACTTCAGCATCGAGCCGTCAGGCCATGGATACGTTGAAATTAAACAGGAACGGAGCGAGTGATATGAGTTATCAAATTATCGGCTGTGCAAGCCGACAGGCATACGGGCCGTCGTTTGATACGGCCAAGGAAGCTTATCGCTATATCAACGACGTGTTGGAGGACACAAGTTCTGATGCGCGGAAAGAACAGCGCAAGCGGTCTACCAGCCGCTTATCTTTTGTCAGCTTACCGGAGCCTTTGTTTGTGGCTGACGATAAAGATCCGGTTGAGGACCAGTTGCCATATCTGGGCAAGGATAAACGGCTCAAGGAGATCAACGACCGCCACGCATGGCAACGAGCACATCAGGTGCGGGAGGTACTGGGATGATCGATCCCCTTGCAAAAAAGCGACGTTGGGAGCGCAGCAAAGCCAATATGCAAAGGCTCCAAGCGAGCGGATTCCAGTTCATTGATTTCTCAGGATCTGGTCAAGTGCGCATTGAGGATTGGAGTACTTGGGATTGGGCAACAACGACAGGGGCTTGGCACAATCGTAAGACCAACACACACGGTCGGGGTTGGAACAGCATTTATCACGATATCAAACAAGACCGGCTACTAATTGTGTGCTTTGGGTCGATTGATGTTACGGCCACGAGGGAGTTTACAAAACACCGTTGCATCAATATCAACTCATTAGCAATCGATGAGCTTCGCCCACGGCAATGGCGACTATCTCATGACTTGGCAGAAGCTGTCAAAAAAGGAAACAGGATTACCAATCATCTTAATCAACTGCGTGAGGAATGGGCGAAACTGGGTGGCGAGGAATTGTCACCGTTGGAGGTAAAAGAACATGAATAAGGAAGAAGCAAAAAAGAAATTTGCGGGCTGGCTTGGTGTGTACTACCCAGACTTCGAAGACCGGGACAAAGTTGTCTGGCATGTACAGTGCCTGATTGACAATCTTGAATTGGAACACAAGCCTGTGCCATTACCCCAAAAAGTTGGTTTGTACGTTGATGCCGTAAAAGCCGAATCTAAAGATCCCGTAAGAGAGGTCATTATCATTAACTGGGATTACACCAATGCCTCTGAAGCATCTGCATTTTCACTGGGACCAAAAGAAGAAAATGTATTGAAGCTGATTGATGCCTATCGGTATGGCTGGACACCAGAACCCGAAAAAAGATTCTTACTGCCAATGGACGGAACGCGTGATGATGTTGGTACTGGCACAAAGACTCTTTACGCGCGGTTCCTCGGTAGCCAAGATTACTGGAATACGGGTTGGGCGTACAGCAACGAAGAGGCAATTGCATATGGCTTTTATGTTACTCAATCGGATATTGATTCCGCACCAGCATGGGTCAAGGCCATCAAACCGGTGGAGGTGACCGAAGATGACGACTAAAGCTGACATCGACGCGGCACAAAAGGCCATCGATGCCGCGAGCAACGCAATCGACAAGCTTGATCTGTGGGGCCTGTATGATTGCGCATGGCAAGCCAACAACAATTATCAACGCATCATTGATTACAACAGGGAACAGTTGGAGGTTACTGACGATGAGCAATGAGACGAAGCGGGACGTTATAGAGCGGGCACTAGATGATTGGAAACAAAATTTTATTAGTAGTTTGCCTAGGGACGGGTCGTTCGAAGACTGGTCGGAAAGTCTGTCTGATTATAGTGCTCGTTACGCCGCCGCCTTGCCAGATGATCTGCCGGTGATTCCCATGGCGGCCGGAGATGAGATTGAAATCGCAAAAATGCGAGGTCAAAGCATCATTGAGCTACTTGAACCGCTTTACAGTACGGACACGCTCAAGACCAGTCAATCCGTTACCGGAGTATGGACTTGGGCAGTCGACCATTCCGACACCTTCGCCCGTGCGTGGTTGCTAGGTGTCTGGCGCGTTGAGGAAACCGGTGAAATCGTGAAATTGGAGGCGGAGAAATGAAACATGAGATTAAGTTTCGAGCGTGGTTGCCAGAAGACAAGATCATGCGGAAAGTCGATAAGATCCACTTATCAGGGCGTGCCATTGAAACGGTGGATCATCACTGGGATTATATGGCGTTGGTCGAATTGATGCAGTACGCGGGCATGCACGACAAGAACGGGACGGATATTTATGATGGTGACATCGTTCGATCGGAACCAACAACCCCAGGAGATAGTGATGCGATGATCGGCGTAGTCACATTCTTGGAGGGATCATGGATAATTAATGATCCACGCGAAAGGATTGCTGAGCCGCTTTTCAACGAGACTAAGAGCATGACGGTTATCGGCAACGTCTACGAGAATCCCGAACTGATGGAGGGTGCAAGGAATGAGTAAAGTCTATGAGGTCTGGAATCAGGGCGATCCCGAGTATGGGAAGACAGTCACCTATGTTCAAGCCGAGACGGTCGGAAAAGCAAAAGTTAAAGCCCTAGTGGAGTTTGAAGATACCGATTTTGTTGAACTGCGTGCAAAGCGCATCCCTTGGGCAGACGGGTTGGATAACATTGATAACTTTGATTATCCATTTCAGTGGCATCTGTTGCACCACGGATACTCTGTCTGCCTTGGTGTTGATTACCAGGATTGCGTTGATCCCGAGGACGTGCCGATGATTGCGGCATATGGCGGATTGAAGGACTTCGACATGGCACTGGTGCGAGCTTCCGTTGATAAGATGCCGTCGTCATACGAAATTGAGATGGCGCGTGATCTGTGGGGACATGGAAAGATGAAGTTGGGCGATGATTATGAATCTTAACGATGCATTTGCAGCAGAAAAGGGGTCGAAATCGACCCCTTTAACAGAAAAGCAGAAGAATTGCCCATACTGTCACGAAGATAAAGACTGGATTGCAGACAACGACGTCATTATGCACTATGGGACCGATAGTAATGGACTGCCAATCTTGGATATTAACGATCATGGGCATTGGATCACGAATGATGCAATATGCTGCCAATGGTGCGGACGAAAGCTTGATGGTGATGATTAATTATGAGTGCGGTGACTGGGTACGATACAAGGATACATCATGCCGAGTGCTCGGCCACTGGCACGATAAGCAGTGGACGGATTACCTGATGCTGGGCGTGCCAGAGAGCATTGGGACGTTTCAAGGGGTCAAGCAGGTGGTCCGGTGGAAGTTCGTTGGGACCGTACTACCAGATGCAGTGGAGTTGATTAAGAGGAGGCCAAAGAATGAAGCAGTTGAAGAAGGGTGACAAGGTGCGTTATACGGGCAACAGTTTTCCTGATTACAAAGGCAGCACTTGTCGCGTGGATGACGCCGGCTGGCCTAGTGATGGTTTCGTCGCGTTGGCAACTGGCGAAATCACCATCCTTGACAGTGGGACACCAGATCAACGGGCTGGAGTAAAGTATTTCTCGCCCGGATCGACAACGTGGAGCTAATCAAGGAGGCCAAAAAATGAAACAAATCATTGAGTGGTTATGGTATGGATCGGCATGGACAGTAATTGTATTGGCTCCGTTGTTATTCATCTGGTTTGGCCTATGTGTTGGATTAGTTTTTCGGTTTATCGTGCTGACCTACCGCGGCCTTTTGTCAAATGAAGATTCTGAGTAACAAAAAAGACCGCTGCTAAGCGGCCCTCTCCAATGATTCCGCAAATCAAGTATATCAAAAAGTGGGGAGTGCTGCATGATGCGGATAGTACAGACATACTGGCGAAGATTAGACCATGAGGCAACAGCGACAAATGCCAAAGCGGTGTTGATGGACTATCGGCATCGGAAGCATAAGGCCAAGCGGAACGAGGTGACCATTCAGTCCCCACAGATGGACGGGATGCCTAGATCACCAAGCACGGAAAACGCTCAGGAGAATAAGATTCTGCGAGACCTGGAAGACGGAGAGTTTTGTCATCAATGTGATCGGGTCATTAGTGCTATTGAGAGCAGTGAGGGGCGCACCATCCTGCGGCTCTTGTATACGGTGGGCCGGCCACCCAAGGTGGAATCGATCATGGAGCAGCTTGGAATGCAGTCAACGGCTTATTATCACGCCAGGGAGGATGCATTGGTGGCATTTGCAGAGTTATGGCCGCCATCGCCAAGTGAGTTGCTGGTCTATCGTACCGAAAAACGAGCGTAACAAGTCCGTAAGTAAGTCGTAAGTAAGTCGTAAGTAAGTCGTGACACGGGCGTAAGTGTTTCCATCGTATTATGGTATTGTGCCAAAGACGTGTGGGACCTCCTCCCCGGACCACACGCACAATTTACTGATACCAATTGGCAGGACGGAGCAGGTCAATATCCGGGTTCGATTCCCGGTCGTCCTATTGCCCACGTTTCCATTGGATGATGTGTTCAAACTCAAAAAATGGATAAGCACGACCCAACATCGGTTGTGCGGATAGCGCTAATGTGCGGTGGGCAAATAGTCATGCGAGGACCCGCAAGGCGAGCGTGACGTATCACTGTGGCGGAATAGGTAGACACTTAGTTAGATGTGCTGGTTACGATCAGCAATCGTATTGGCTGACTACCAATCGGTAATCATCATGTCAGGTGCAAATCCTGACCAGTGATATTAATGGCATATCGGAGACACACCTAGGCCGAACGTGATATTTAATCATGGGACTGTGAGCTTGTCTGATGCCATATGGAGTGTTGTCCGAGCCTGGCTGATGGTGCCTGTCTACTAAACAGGTAACGATAAATCGTTCGGGGGTTCAAATCCTCCACACTCCGTTCGTTGCCCACCAAACTACCGAAAGGAAGCGAAGACCGCCTGAACTCGGTCGTGGGCTAAAAAAAAGAAAAAGAAAAAGGCCACAACGGCAAATGACTGAGGCCTTTAATCTTGAACAGGAGGAAATTACAATGCATCACTACATTACGAAATATTGGGAAAACGGCAAGCATTATGCCGAGTCATGGATTCAGATCAATATGTTCGGCCGATCTTATTGCTTTTCAAAGCAGCGCATTGTATCTGGCGAATAAACCACATTTTGCGAGTTCGATACTCACCAGATGCATAGCCCACCAAACTTTCGAAAGGAAACGAAGACCGCCTAAACTCGGTCGTGGGCAACATTACCACCCGTGAAGGTATGTGACGGCAGATAATCCGTCGCTACGTACTGATAAGCCTACCATGACGATGAGTAGCAGGGTGTAGTTGGGTTGATTACCTCAGGAGCAAATCCTGACCAGTGATATTACCAAAGGCACGGCGGAAAACGTGACCGGAGGATTGTATATAAGCCCGTCAATAATAAAGTTGGTTTACTTAATTCATGCGGGCAGGATCAAACAAACCGGCACCCAAAGACCGGGAATTTTAACAGGAAGACGTCTTGCAAAGGGCGTCTTTTTTGATTGGAGAAAACCATGCAAATTGAAAATTGGCCGATCGAAAAGGTCACGCCCTACGACAAGAACCCCCGGAATAATAATCAGGCGGTAGAAGCAACCGCTAACTCGCTCAAAGAGTTCGGCTGGAAGCAGCCTATTGTGGTAGACAAAGATGGTGTGATCATTGTCGGTCATACGCGACTAAAAGCGGCTAAAAAGTTAAAAATGAAGACGGTACCTGTCCTGGTTGCGAAGGATTTAGACCCCGAGCATGTAAAGGCATATCGGTTGGCTGACAATAGAGTTGGTGAGCTGGCGGACTGGGACTTAGGATTACTGGATGATGAGCTGGCCAGTATCAACGATCTCGACATGAGCGACTTCGGCTTTACAGACGCCGAGCTAGACGCAGCACTAGGTGATGATGACGGTGGGGCACAAGATGATGACTTTGATGAGGAGCCACCCGAGGAGCCAACGAGCAAGCTAGGTGAAGTGTACCAGCTCGGACGTCACCGGCTGATGGTTGGTGACAGTACCGACCCGGAACAGGTAAAAACCCCGATGGGGGGGACAGTTGGCCGACCTACTAATTACTGACCCGCCTTATAACGTGGGATATACCGGCAAAACAAAAGAAAAGCTTAGCTTGGACAACGATAAGCAATCGGCCAGCGACTTCTACGAATTTCTATTAGGAGCATTCAAAGCGGCGGCCGCCAACATGAAGTCTGGAGCATCGTTCTATGTCTGGTACGCTTCCTCGGAAGCGGTGAACTTTAACCGTGCAGCAGAAGATGCAGGAATGAGCGTTCGGCAAGAACTCATTTGGGCAAAGAACCAAATGGTCATGGGACGCCAGGACTACCAATGGCAGCATGAGCCGTGTCTCTACGGTTGGCTTGCAAATGGTACTCATTCCTGGTTCTCAGACCGAAAGCAAACCACAATCATGCATTTTGACAAGCCGAATCGTAATAAAGACCATCCCACAATGAAACCAGTTCCCCTTTTCGACTATCAAATTAAAAATAGCTCCAAGTCCGGCGACAATATTCTGGATTTGTTCGGCGGATCGGGTACAACAATGATGGCTTGTGAACAGAATGGGCGGAACGCTTATCTAATGGAACTCGACCCTCGATACGCTGATGTCATCATCAAACGATGGGAAGAATTCACCGGTCAGAAGGCAGAAAGAGTTGTAGAAGCATCCGCTCAGAACTAACATGCGCACAACGCAGTGGGGTTCGAATCCCTGTTGCGCCATAGGCATCTCCGCCCATCGGGAAAATGGAAAAACGGATGTGTTAACAAGCGGAGGCCCACAACAGCCACCGCTTTTTGTTGCCGTCAAAGACGGTGCGAGGTGCAGATTCATACCCTGTACTGGTGGTTCGAATCCACCCGGCGACATCAGGACGAATTCAGAGGGAGCGTGGTGAATATGTAATGGCCAATGGGAAGTACCAGAAATGGCTAACAAAACCTAAACTAGCTGTGCTAACTAACTGGGCGAGAATGGGCCTATCTGAGCCGCAGATAGCCCATAACATGGGCATTAGTTATTCCACCTTCAAGGTATGGAAGACGAAGTATCCGGCCATTTCGGCCGCCGTAGAGGAAGGCAAAGAAGTGGTAGATGCTGTTGTCGTGAATGCGTTAATCAAGGCGGCGAAGAATGGAAATGTGCAAGCTATGACATTTTGGTTGCGCAATCGGATGCCGGAGTACTTCCGGGACAACTCATACAAGGAGCTGAACGAAGCACAAGCCCAAAAGGCAAAAGAAGATGCACGCAAAGCCAAGGCAGAAGCAGACATTACAGAGGCTAAGGCCAAGGACATCAAACAGGCAGCTAACGAAGGAGGTGCGATGATCGTTGACGACGTCCCAAACGAAGCATCCGAAGATTCAGATCCGGACGACTAATCTGATTCAGCCACACTTCTATCAGTTCTGGAGATCAAACCGACCGTATTTCATTCTCAAAGGCGGCCGGGGGTCGTTCAAATCATCGACAGTTAGTCTGAAGCTTGTCATGATGCTGAAAAGGCAAGCGCAAGAAGGCCATAAAGCAAACATCATCGTCATTCGAGAGAACACGGTTAACTTGCGTGATACTGTATACAGTCAAATCGGTTGGGCAATTGACATGCTCAAAATGACAGACGAGTTTGTGTTTAACGTATCACCTATGCGCATAACGCATCGCGGAACTGGCAGCACATTCTACTTCTATGGTGGTGACAGGCCTGAAAAGCTGAAGTCTAACACCGTTCGCAACGTGATTGCTGTGTGGTATGAAGAAGCAGCCAACTTCAAATCCGCTGAAGTGTTTGACCAAACTAATCCAACCTTCATTCGACAGAAATCACCATGGGTTGATCAGGTTCAAATCTTCTACACGTACAACCCACCGAAGAATCCATATAACTGGATTAATGAGTGGATTGATAGCGTTAGAGGAGACAACGACTTCTTCATCGACAAATCAACTTATCTCGATGATGATCTTGGGTTCACTGACGGACAGCAACTCAGACTGATCGACAAGTATAAAGCAAACGATTATGACTACTACCGCTGGCTGTATCTAGGCGAGGTCGTCGGACTTGGAACCAACGTCTACAACATGGATCTGTTCCACCTGATTGATCATATTCCCGATGATGATCCTTTGATTTACCTATTTCTAGCAATGGACAGTGGGCATATATCGTCCGCTACGGCATTGCCTGCCGCTGCTGTCACTTCAAAGGGCAATGTAATCGTTCTTGACACCTACTACTACTCACCGGCCAATCAATCTTTAAAGAAGCCGCCAAGCCTACTATCAAAGGAGATTCACGAATTCTTAACCTCGGTAACCAAGAAATATCGCGGCGCGAAAGTCAAAAACATGACAATCGATTCTGCTGAAGGTGCCATGCGTAACCAGTATTACAGCGACTACCACGTTGCTTGGCATCCAGTACACAAACTCAAAGAAGCCGATATGATCGACTACGTTCAAAGCCTGCTCGCACAAGGGCGGGTTTTTGTTTTGGACACTCCGAACAATAAAGTGTTCATGGAACAGCACCGGCAGTATCAATGGGATGAGAAGTCAATGGAGTCGGACGACCCCAAAGTTATCAAAGAAAACGACCATACAGTAGACGCATTCAAATACATGATTCTTGACAATGCCCGAGTTCTTGGGCTGAAACGCTAAGAAGGTGACGCTTTGAACTTAATCAATACAATCAAAAACCTATTCAGGAAAGGAGGCGCAGCATTGGGAGTTGTACAAAGCCTTGGGCAAATTACCGATCACCCAAAAATCAGTGTAGATCCAAAAGAGTATGACCGTATTGCACTAGATAAACGTTACTTTGAAGGCAAATTTCGCGAGATTGAGTTCAGAAACACATACGGAGATATTAAAAAGCGACCTTATGTGACTTTAAACATGATGCAAGTTATCTGCCGACGTTTGGCCTCAATTTTATACAATGAAAAAAGCAAGATCACGATTGAAACTCGTTCCGAGAAAACTGACGAGTCCGGAAATACGGTCGATTATAAAGTTCCGGATGAAGCAGATACGTTTATTCATGAAGTTCTAGAAGACAATGACTTCAATAAGAACTTTGAACGCTATCTTGAGTCGTGTTTGGCACTCGGCGGTCTTGCTATTCGTCCTTACGTTGACTACAGCACGAAGAAAATCAAACTGGCATGGGTGCAGGCACCTAGTTTCTACCCACTTCGATCTAACACAAATGACGTCAGCAGTGCAGCTATTGCAACGAGAACTGTAAGAACTGAAGGAAAGCAAACGGTGTATTATACGCTGCTTGAGTTCCATGAATGGAGCGAAAATGAGTACACCATTACAAATGAGCTTTATAGGTCAGAGACCTCTGATACTGTTGGCATCAAGGTTGATTTATCCATGCTGTACCCCGACTTGCCGCCATTGGTTAACCTGGATACGTCTGTATTTACGCGTCCATTATTCGTTTATCTGAAGCCGGCCGGATTCAACAATCGAAACATCACCAGTCCATTAGGTATTGGTGTTTGCGATAATGCGCTGAATACGCTCAAACAGTTAAACGATGCGTATGATCAGTTTAATTGGGAAGTTAAGATGGGTCAGCGACGAGTAGCCGTTGCCGATAGTATGACGGAGATCACATTCGGGCGAGAAGGCCAGAAGGAACCCAAACAAGTATTTGACCCTGATCAGAATGTCTTTCTGTCAGTCCAAGGCGGTGGCATGGACGATAAAACAGTTCAAGATTTAACGACCCCTATCAGATCGCAAGATTACGTCGCATCTTTAAACCACTTTCTTAAAACGCTTGAGATGCAAGTTGGCTTGTCTTCCGGTACATTCTCGTTTGACGCCCAGGGGCTTAAAACAGCCACAGAGGTGGTGTCCGAGAACTCCATGACCTACCAGACTCGCAATAGTCACCTGACAATGGTGGAGCGAGCAGTACAAGAGCTGTGCGTTTCGATCTGTGAGCTTGCTAGTGGAACGATCATTAATGGATCACCATTATACAGCGGGCCAATTCCAACGATTGACCAAGTGACTGTTGATTTTGACGATGGTGTATTTACTGACAAGGAAGCAAGCCTTGACTATTGGATCAAAGCCGCTGCTGCTGGATTCGTTCCCCACCACGTTGCGATTGCACGGGCGTTGGATGTGCCGGACGATGTGGCAAAACAGTATGCCCAAGAGGCTTCATCAGAATCGCAGCCTACGTTGCCGTCGGGCGAACAGGGAGGATTGTTTGGCGGGGACGGTGATAGCTGATGCCGCAAGCAACGCCTTACCAATTAACTGTCACTCAGGCTACCATTGGCGATATTTATGGTTCGCTGGAGCAATCAATATTTGAAATGTTCGTTGACCGGCTGCAGAACCACGGAGCATTCCCGCTGGACAAGGACCATGTGTTGCAATGGCAAGCGGAGCAACTGAATCAAATGCATCTGGTTAACGAAGCCACCATCAAAGAAGTAAGCCAAGCAGCTAAAATAGCCGAGCCAAAACTCCGCCATCTGTTCAACGACTTCGGCATTCAAATTGCTAACACCGAATATGCTCGTCTAGGAAGTGCAACGGGCACGACAATCAAGCCAAGCTCGAGCATCGACAAATTGATGAATGGCTATCTGAAACAGACATTCCTCGACCTGGACAACAACGTTAACCAGACACTAATTACCACGAATTACAGCGATAATGCAGCTGTGCGCACTTATCAGCAGATTGTCAAGGAAACCACTGCTCAGGTGATAACGGGCCTTAAAACGCCTGCCAGGGCCTTGGCGGATACGGTGTATTCGTGGCGTGATAAGGGGATCCAGACCGTACTCATTGATAATGGGACACATCCGTGGTCCATAGACAGCTACGCGAGAACGGTGATCACCACCACGAGCAATAGAGCATTTCAATCAGTTCGAGATCAAGCAGCAGACGACTACGGTATCGACACATTTGTGATGTCTAGTCACGCTGCGAGCCGGCCAGCATGTGCGCCAATTCAAGGTGGGACGGTGACTACACGTTATCAGTCGTTTAGGTCTGACGTGAGCGGAGAATGGTTTGAATCGTTATACCATCACGGATACGGTGAACCAGGCGGAACATTTGGTATTAATTGCCACCACCAGAAATGGGGATATGTTCCTGGGGCTAACACCAACAGCTTCACTCAGTTTGACCCAGAACAGGCCATTGCCAATGGCAACGTTCAACAGCAACAGCGGGCGTTAGAACGCCGCGTGCGGAAGTACAAGGCTAATGCAGACCTTGCCAAAAAAATGGGTGATGCAGATGGCCAGCAGCATTACAAGCAATTAATCAGCAACAATCAAGCTGCCCTGCGACAAATCGTTAAAGATCACGACTTCTTGTCTCGGGACTATTCGAGAGAAAAAGATTTTTCGTAGGATGCTGACGGATTGGCACATGCATCACGCATGCTGGCAAAGTAGAACCCTGAGCTAATCAAGGAGGTATTGTCATGAACCATGAAGATTTGAAAGCACGTGAAGACATTAAGAAAAGGTTGCTTGATTTGGCGGCAGAGGCTAATGGTATCAAAGATTATGAGCTGGGAGAGCTTATCCTGGCCGCATACAATCGATGCGATGACAATATGACCATGCAGAATTGCAATTTATATGCCAATGGCAACCCGGTGACAATCGACAATGCGGCACTTGCCAGGTATCTGAGGCTGTTATTTACCGGTGACAATAAAGCGCCATCTGGTAACGCGTCATATATAAGCACTCTTGAACTGAAAGATGATGGGCCATGTCTTAACGGCAAGCCTATTAAAGGGCTAATTGATATGAGCATCGATTCAAAGGCCGGTGATCTTACCAAAGTTGTCATTAAACTTGCTGCCAATGTTCACGGCATAGACGACATCAAGCAAGAGCGCAGTTTCTACGGTTTCTAATCTAGGAGGAAATGCAATGAAATATCGCAAGAAGCCGGTTGAAATTGAAGCTTGGCATTTTACCAAAGAGAACTTTAAAAAGGGCGTACCACGTTGGGTGGATCACTTACCTGTTAATAAAAACGGGTATGAGGAATTGAACCATGATATTTCTCTTTGGTCGCAGTATGGCGGGGAGAAAATTGGCGGTGAAATCAAGACTCTTGAAGGAAAAATGACTATTTCAGAGAATGATTACATCATTAAAGGCGTTCACGGAGAATTTTATCCGTGCAAACCTGACATTTTTGAAGAAACATACGAGCCATCTGATATTCAGGTACAGGTAGATGGCAAATTGCTTGCTGAAAAATTGGCAGCACCGATCAAACACGAGATTGATAAACGATCTAGATACGCACAACGTCACAAGGGATTTTTCTAAGCCACAAATAGCGGCTTTTTTATGCATTCGACCCAAGCATGTCGTAAAACTGCTATTTGTTTTACCCAATTCGCGGTCGTACCGCGTCAAAAACACGTAAGGGAGAGATTGTTTTGAAACGCGAAGAATTAAAAGGATTAGAGCTTTCAGATGAGCAAATCGAAAAAGTTATGGCACTCCATGGGGCCGATGTGAACGAACTGAAGGGCCAAGTCAGTCAGCTGACGACAGAACGGGACGGGCTGAAACAGCGTGCGTCGGAATCGGACAAGCAGCTGAACGACCTAAAATCAGCGCATAAGGATGACAAGGACTTTCAGGCTGAGATCGACAAGCTCAAAGCTGACAACAAGGCGAAGGATGATGCGGTTTCTAAGCAGCTGAAAGAAACCAAGCTGAATTATCAGACTGAGCTTGCTCTGGTGAAAGCCGGTGCATTGAACACCAAAGCGGCCTCAGCTCTGATTGACAAGGACAAGCTTAACTTGGACGAGAAGGGCAATGTTACCGGATTAGATGAACAGCTCAAAGCGCTCAAGTCGGATGACAGTAGCAAGTTTCTGTTCAAGGCTGAAGAGGCACCCAAACCACAGAATACACCGCCAATTACAGTCTCTGGCAACCCTAATCCAAATGCAAATGCAAATGAAACTCTCAATCCAGCCACTGCCACCTATGAAGAGTTGGCGGCAAGCATGGCACACGAAGAATAAGAAAGGATGATTTAAATGGCTTTTCCAAATGCACAAACGACTGACAAGTCCGCAATGATTATTCCTGAGGTTATGGCTCAGATGATCGCGGCACGGCTTCCTAAGGCAATTACTTTCTCGCCTCTTGCAACGGTTGATAACACTCTTGTAGGTGTTCCCGGTGACACTATTACGGTTCCGCACTGGAAGTATATCGGCGATGCTGTTGATTTTGCTGAGGGCGATAGCATTGACTATTCCAAAATGCAAAGTGGCAAAACCACTTCGACAATCAAGCGAGCTGGTAAAGGGGTAGAAATCTCTGACTTCGCTGTTGAGGTTGGCCTTGGCGATCCCAAGACGGAAGCTGCCAACCAGCTGTCCATGGCCATTGGTTCTAAGGTCGATAACGATTGTGTCACAGCATTGCTTAATGCTCGTCTGACACTGACTCATGCGGCCCCTGATCTTGATTTGATCGACGCGATCGAGGCAACTTTCGAAGACGATACCAGCGAGTTCAACACCGAAGGATCTTCACCAGTACGTGGCGTGTTTTACATGAACTTGAAGGACTACAACAAGCTCCGTAAGGCTGCGGCTTCTGACTACACTCGAGCTTCCGAACTTGGCGATCAGGTTCTGACAAGCGGTGTACTTGGTGAAATCTTCGGCTGGCAACTTGCTACCTCCCGCAAGATTCCAGTTGGTACTTATTTGGCTGTTAAGGCTGGTGCTTTAGGCATTAACATGAAACGTGGGGTGCAAGTTGAAACCGCGCGTGATATTGACCACAAGACAACAAAAATCAACGTTGATGAATACTATGGAGTTTGGCTTAAGGACGACACCAAGGCACTTGTTGTTAATCCTCCAGTAGTATCAGACGGATTTGATCCAAACGGCAGCGTTAAGCCGACTGATGCTCAGACCGTTGATGAAATCAAGGCTTGGTTAACTGCCCACAGCATCGATTTCACTGGAAAGACAGCAAAGGCTGATCTTTTAGCGTTAGTTCCAGCTAAATAGTCAATACTAGTCGCCATCTAAATTAACAATAGGAAAACCCCGGCGGCTTTGTGAGGTGATGACATGACTCAGTACGTTACTAAGCAGGAATTCATGGATGCTATGCACGTGGCAGAGCCTAGTCTGCCTGCCAACTTTGACCAGATCACCGAGTTGGCAAGTCAGTACTTGGATGACCAGACACGCGATTTCTATCAAATCAACGACATCAATGCTGACCCGTGGCCACTTCGTGTAAGTAAGTTCAAGCGAGCAGTTATCCGCCAAATTGCTTACATGCTTGATTCTGGTATTACGTCTACAGAAGAAGCTATCCGTCAACCAATTAGCGAGACGGATACGATTGGGCGTACCACGGTTACTAAAGCCTGGGCAAACAGTCAGAGCGGTGTAAACAGTCGAAGCCCGTCAGTGGTCAGTATCGATGCACTGGCTGCACTGAGTGGAACCGGTCTGCTTTATCGAGGCGTTCCGTATGTTTGATGGTTTTGGTGTGCTGGTAGCTTATAACGACGCTGTCGTTCTTACCAAGGTGGTTGGCCATGATGATTGGCAGAAACCCGTGTATGGTGCACCAGTGGCCATGGATCATGTTCGAATTGATCGAGGAGCCGTTTATTCTGGTACGAACAACGATCGTCAAATTGTGGCTAATGCAGTGATTTATATCCGATGCTTTGCCAATCTCGAAATACCGGCTCTTGATGATAGCTGGCTTCAAGGGATGGCGAGCTTTGATGACAAAAAATACACCATAACGGCCGTCAACGTGTTAAAAGATGCATCTGGAATGTCAACATGGGGATACGAATTGGAGGTGTTGTAAGTGGGTATTATGGTGCACACAGATGTAGATTTGATGAAAAAGATTGGCTCAGAAGCTCAAAAAAAAGCCCTTGTGGCTGCTGCCAGTCAGTTGGCACAAGAGCTGGATGACTACAACACTGGTGTTGTACCTAGACTGCATGGCGATCTCCGAGGCACTTCTACCCCTGACGGATCCGCCGTAGAGTTCAGCAGTGTTTATGCGGCAGCTCAGTTTAACGGTGGGTACACAAAAAAAGACGGCACCAAAGTAACTTTTAAGCACTACACGACTGAGGGAACAGGTCCTCAATGGGACAAAATGATTCAGGCAAACGGTCAAAAAATGAAACGGATCCGCGATGCTTATCTGAGGGGGCTGGATTTATGAATGCCCTGAAAGAGCTAGCTGATGCAATCAACGCCATGCCAGATATGCCCCAAAAAGTTAGCGTGGGCTTCCTTTCAGCAGATGAAACTCTGTCAATCTATCCGACCAAAAACGGATCAGTGATTGATGAGGACTTTGCCGGCAATCAAGAGACCCGGCTATATTACGAAGTCGCTATCCGCACGATTGATCAGCAATTAGGTAATGCGATTATGTGGTCAGTCTCCGATTTTGTTAAGCACTTGAAAGAACTTCCATCTGATGATTTTCGTTTTGAAACGATTGAAACCACGTCTGAACCCAGCATTACACAAGCTGATTCACGTGGCTTTTTTGTATACACCCTAGATGTTGCGTTGAACGTTACATCAAACAAATATAAGGAGTGATTTTTGTGGCAGATAACGTAATTCCGGCAAAAGTCGGCGAATTTACACTTAACTTCAAGAACAAGTTCGAAATCGATACCAAGGGGTCCAAGGATCCGACTGATATTACCAATGCAACCTTTGCACCATTGGCAGCCGGCATCAATAACTTTACGCCGACCTTGAACGAAACAACGGCGAATGATGTCTATTACAATGGCGAAGGTTATGGATCCACTGACGTCACTGGCAAACGTCTCCAACTGGCTTACACAGGCCACCGGTTGGAAGGTGACCCAGCTCAGGACTATATTGCAAGTCACTTGCTTGATCTTGGTGACGATCTCAAGACTTTAGCACGTTGGACACAAGCTGATGGTTCTACTGTTGTTGGCCAGGTTACTATCAGCAACATTGTTACTTCTGGCGGCGCTCCAGGTGCCAAGCAGACAATGTCCTTCACTTTGGCATTTAACGGCAAGCCCGTTTATACCCCTGCGGTCCCAAAACCGTAACGGTGTCTGGGGTATCTCTGACACCGGCAACAGCGAGCGTAAAAGTGGGAGCAACCACAGCATTAACGGCTACAGTCAGTCCCGAAGATGCGACGGACAAGTCTGTTAGTTATGCATCTAGCAACACATCAGTTGCTACTGTCAGCCCAAGTGGCGTTGTAACCGGTGTGTCTGCCGGCTCTGCCACTATTACCGTAACAACGAACGATAACGGTAAGAGCGCCACCTCGTCCGTGACTGTAACTGCGTAATAATGATTTCATGTCGCCTTCGAAATAGGACAGTACGGCATAGCCGGGCGGCTAGATTGGAGAAAATTATGAGCAATGTGATCAATCTTGATGATGTACTCGCAACCAAACAGGATTTGACATACAAGGGCAAAACATACACGTTTGAATTCTCAGACAAGATGCAGCAAGCATTGAACGACACTTGGGTCAAGGCTAACGCCTATGCTAATCAGTTGACTGATGAAGAGAAGAATGGCAGCAAAACTGCTGACATTGACCACAAGCCTGTCGAACAACAGCTGGAATATGTACGTGGCGCCCTGGCGAAGCAGCACGAAATCATCATGGAATTCTTCGACCAAACAATTGGTGAAAATAAGGCCAATCAGCTATACAATGACCTGAATCAGAGTACCAATGGTTTGATGTTCGTTCTTGGATTGGTCAAGCGCGCAGCTGACAAGGCCATTAAGGACGCCGAGACCGCTGAATACCCAGCATTTGATGGGAACGAGGACAATGATTAGTCTCACAAAACCATTAGCTTGGCAGTGGGCCTGTAAAGGCCGTATTTATCGAGTGAATCTGGCCTTTGATAATGTGTTGCGGTGGTACGACTTGCTTGACCGACAAGATAAAACCGACGCTGAAAAAGGGGTCCTGGGCTGGCATATGTTTATTAATGCAGACAGTGTAGGCCCGGCCGATCGGCTTAAGGCATTGGAATGGATCAATCGCTATATTGGTCAGCAGCCATATCACGATACGTCTGAGGACGATGGAAACATTCAGATTCCCGGTGAAGCACCAATGGATTACTTTTCGTACAGTCAGGACGCACCGGCAATCTGGTCAAGCATTCGCGCATATTATGGGATCGATTTAGAAGAAGAACTCGGCAAGCTGCATTGGCACAAGTTTTGTGCCATGTTAGACGGCTTGCCGAGTTCTACTTACTTTATGCGGATCGTTGATATTCGGCGGCGGGCACGGACTGGTTTAGAGGGCCAAGAACTCACTAATCTGGTCAATCTGCAGAACTACTATGTTTTGGATAAATATCGTAATGCCAAGCATTCTGCAGATGCAGCCGATTTCTTTGCGGCTTGGGCAGCGAGCGCAATCAAAAAGTAGTGGAAGGAGGTTAAACGATGGCAGACGGTACGATTTCGATTGAAGTGGCTCTTGAAGGCAAAGACAAACTCATCAGCGACACACAACAGGCCGATAATATTTTGAAAGACTTCGGTGATCAGGCCGGCGATAAGATGGATGAATCCATAAAAGAGAATACTGACAAAGCCAAACGAACACTGGCAAGCTTTCCCAAAGAGGTCAAGACCGAATTGATTGCTGAGGCCAAGGATGCCGGTATTAAGAACTTTGACGCCATTTTGAAGCAGTTGCCTAAAGAGCGGCGCGTGGACTTGCTGACGAAGGTTGAAGATGGAAAAGCGATTGACTTCCAGAAGTTGATTAAGTCGCTACCCAAGGAAGTTCAGTCCGAAGTCAAGGTGAACGATAGGGCGACTCAACCGCTTAAAGAGGTTAAGCGGGCTCAGCAAAGTATCCCGGAACGCAAAGAAACCACCGTCAAGGCCAATGATGAAGCTTCCGCACCGTTACGTCACATTAAAAGTGAAGCCGATGACACGGCCGGACACGTCAGTCATTTGGGTGAGATTGTCAAAGGCACCATGATTGGCAATATGGTCAGCAATGGCCTTCAAAACGCGTTTTCTGCAGTGAAGAATGCCATTGGCGGTGCGATTGAGCAGGCCAAATCATACTCATTGGCCCAAGAGACAATGAATGCCACCTGGACAACCCTAACAGGCAATGCTCAGGAAGGGCAGAAAATGGTCGATATGACCAACCAAATGGCTATTGCGGCGAACAACGCTACTGATATGGTCGACGGCCTGAATCAAAAGTTTTATGCAATTAACCACAGTGCTGATAGTACAGAGACCCTCACCAAGTCTGTACTGACGCTGCAAGATGCCTTTGGTCAGACGGATGACGCTGTCATGAACTTTGGGACGCAGTTTGCCCAGATGATGGCCAACGGCAAGGTCGGCGCCCAGGATATGATGTCGTTCGTCAACACATTCCCGGTTCTTCGTACCAATCTGTTGAAGACTGAGCAACAAATAACGCATAACAGCAAGCTCAGCATGGCCCAGATGAACGATATGATGTCCGCGGGCAAGATCAGCAGCGAAACAATGGAGAAGGTGTTGCAGGACACCGCCAAGCAGTACAGCTCAGCCACTGCGAACTTCGGCAAGACAATCCCTGGTATGACACGGACCATTAAGTCTCAAATGCCCGTGCTGTTGAGTGCGATCAGCGACCCATTAACGCACGCTGCCAATCCAATTGTTGGTGCCATGACTGAATGGGTTTCATCTGCCAATACCAAGAATGAGTTTAAAACTGTTGGTCAAACATTCAGTGACGGCTTGAATCGGACAATTGGCGCATACATGGGCAACGGCAAAGGCGCTGCTTCATCCATCATGGATAATCTTGATGGGCTGATTCAAAAAGTGAACAACGGTATCAAAACCACGTTTGATTTTTTAAGTGATCACGCCGGTTCGATTAAAGGAATCACGGGCGATGCATTCGAATTGTCCAAGATTATTGGTGGGACGGTCTGGTCAGTGGGCTATGAGATGTTCATGGGCTTGGCTAAGGCGTTCGGTCTTGTCAATGAGAATAGTTCAAAGGCGCAGGGACCGCTAGAGACCATCAAATCTGTAATGGATAAACTTGTCGCGCACAAGACAGAGATTCAGAATCTGACCAAAATCTGGTTGGCGTTTTTTGCCATCAATAAAATAACCAGTTGGATCAAGACCGTTAATGCTGCCCGTAAGTCGCTCATGGAATTGGGTATCGTCCAGAAAATGTTTGGTGGTGGCGGTGGCATCAGTCTCCCGAGCATTGGAGGTGCGGCAAAAAAAGGTGCTGACATACCTCAGGCTGCAGAAACAGTGGCAGAAACCACTGGCAGCAATAAAGGACTATTCAACTGGGCCAAAAGACTATTCACACGTACTAAGGGTATTACAGCCGGTACTCAGACTGTAGCCGCCGGCGGCGACATAATGGAAGACTTGGGCACAGTCGGTAACACTGCTTCCAAGTTATCAAAAGCTGCTGGCGCAGCCAAGGGATTGGCAGGCATTGGCACGGCCATCACATTACTGTCGTCCGTTGGGGATATTTTGGGATCAACCCATAAGACGATCGGCGGTAACGTCGGCAAGGCTGCAGGGTCTAGTCTCGGAGCCTGGGCCGGTGGTGCAGCGACTGGTGCCGTAGTCGGTACTTTTGCTGGCCCAGTTGGCACAGCCGTTGGTGCTGGCTTGGGTGCCGCTGTGGGTGCTGCCGCTGGCTCTTCTGTCGGCAAAAAAATTGGTAAGAATATCCAGAACGGTGTGGAGTCGGCTTTCCATCCTAAATTGAACGATGGTGTATCTAAAGCCACCGATAAACTTAAGGGTGGCATGAAGTCGTTCGTTAAATCTTATCAAGGCGATATGAACAAGATTAATGGCGATATGATCCTGCTCAGCACAGCTACTGGCAAACAAGCCGATAAGCTGCAAGCCGACATGGCGAAGACCTATGCCAAGATGGGCAAGGACGTGGATGCCTATTATAAGTCCAAAGAATCCAAGTCAAAGAAAGATTTGGATCGATTAGTCAGCGAAGGCTACATGACCCAAAAAGAGGCGGATAAGGCTTTAGCCAAAGAAAAAGACAACGACGCAAAGCGGGCTAAGAACATGAAGGGTGCTTACGCCAACATGCAAAAGGAGTCCGAACGCTACTACAAAGAACAAGCCGCGATCACGGCCAAGTATGAAAAGACTAAGACTGATGCTGCTAATAAGGTGGAAAAAGACCGTGCTAAGCAACGCGCTGCGCTAGTTAAGAATGGTGCCACACAGGCTGAGTTAGCTGAATTTGATGAGGTTACCGCTAAAAAGGTCGCGAAGGCGCGGGCCAAGGCCAAGTCTGATGAACAGAAGGATCTGGAAAAGTCTCAAAAAACGCACTTGAAGAACATGAAGAGCCTCCAGGACCAGGCAGATGCAGATACTTATCAAAATCTGAAAGTGAATGCGGGCAAGGAAAAGGACCTCTTGCAAGACTTGTCCGAGTCCAAACAGAAATTGTCACAGGCTGAGTTGAAGAGAGTCATTTCAACATCGGCAAAACAGACTGATGCTGTCATTAACGCGGCTAATAAGACCTATAAAGAAGTCAAAGATGCTGCGGATAAAAAATATAAGGCGACCACAGATGCCGCTGATAAAGAATATTACCAAAACCACACGATCTCAAAACAGCAATATCAAGATATTGTCGCCAACGCCAAGAAGCAACGCGACGATACAGTCACTGCGGCTAAGGATCAGCGCGATAAGACCGTTAGCCATGCAAAAAATCAGCACAAAGAAGTTGTCAATGAAGCAACAAAACAGGCTGGCGAACATAAAGGAGCAGTCGATACCGAGACTGGTGATGTGTTGTCCGGCTGGGATAAGTTTACAGCTGGGTTTGCACACATGTTTAACAGTGTAATTGACTTTGTTGATGGAATATTTAAGTGGATGACCGGAAAACCAACGAGTATTCACCATTGGTATCCTAAGGGTTACGCGCGTGGTGTAAACGGTTTGAGTAAAGACGAAGTGGCAGTTGTGGGTGAAGAGGGATATGAATTAGCTTACCATCCAAAATATGGGATTTACCCGGTAGGAATCAACGGACAGGAACTCTCGTATTTACAAGCCGGAACATCAATTCTTCCACACGCACAGTCTGAACAATTCATGAACATGATTGGTGGCTTGCCACACCATGCCAGTGGGGTATGGGGAACAATTGCCGATGTTGTTGGTGACGCCACGAAGTGGATTAAAAATACAGTGGGTGACATCGGTAAGTTTATTGCAGGTGGAGCATCTGGTGCATGGAAATGGATTTCAGATAAGCTGGGTATCAACAAATGGAAGACGAGTCAGAAATGGAATTCTATGAACCAAATGGCTACTGGCACTGTCAATCAAGTTAAAGACGCTTTTTTAGATAAGTTTTCCTCTTTGTTTAAAAAGAAACAATCTGAAGGGGAGGGTGGTAATGGCCCGTTGAAGTCATTGCCTGAGTTGGAAGCAATTGCCCGCCAAGCTGCCAAGATCATGGGGGTCAGTCCATCTGACCAATTTATCAAGCAGTTAGCCAACGTTGCCATGAGCGAGTCCGGCGGCAACTCCGGGGCGGCCAACCTAACTGATAGTAATGCGAAGGCTGGCATGGCATCTGTAGGACTATTGCAGTATATCCCATCAACTTGGGCGTATTACAACGTTCCTGGGCATAACAACCGGAACAGTGTTTTGGATAACTTTGTCCATTTCTTCAACAACTCTGACTGGCAAAACTCCATCGGTTACGTCACCTATCCTTCATGGGGCGGCATGTACAAATGGGACTGGAAACATGACGGCCCTATCGGTGCACCCCGAATGGGGATGGGCGGCCGTTTTACCAAGGAAACACCTGCAGTTATCGGCGAAGACGGAACAGAGTATGCCATCAATATCACCAAGGACAATGCTGATGATTTATTGGCGGCGGCGATTACGGAACGTGCGGAAACACATTCTGATAGCATTTTTGCCAAGGCACTCCAGGGGAAGAGTCAAGCTCAAGCTTCTGTGTCTGTTTCTGGCAGCAGCGCCACAGCGTTAATGGCGGCAGGACAGGCTGCAAACTACATTACCAATGGAAACGGTGGTCAGAATAATTCTGCACAGATCAGCAAGCAGATGGATACCGTTGTCGATTTGCTGACAGCTGTGGCCACATCACCTTATACGGTAGACAGTACCGTGAACATTGACGGTAAGGCACTTATCAAGCAGCAACAGAACAACATTCGGCAGGTGCTTGGTTTAGCTTTGAAGAAAGGAGGATTGCATCTCAGTGGCTTATAACATTATTCAGTATCGGGGCAGAACTTCAGATGAATTTCTGATGCATATCAATTATCCATTAGAGCTGATTCATCCAGAAGCAGACGTGACGTCGGTTTCCGTTCCTGGGGTCAATGGAGACATTGTCCAGGACAATCTGCGATATAAGAATATCAGCCAACCGATCGCATTCACAATTATTCGAAATGACAATTCGCCAAGCTTTCAACGGATCGGCCGGGCAATCACCAATTGGGTTGCTGGCAACGACTATGTACCATTGATTAGTGATTTGATACCAGGATACGAATGGGAAGCACATGTGGCGGCGGCACCATCGATGGTGGTTACCAATAACCATCAAGCGACCGTTACCATCACATTCGATTGTAAGCCATATCTTAAACGGTTAGGTGGTCAAGACTGGCAGCCGGTACCTGATACGCCAACAAACTTGGAGCGATGGTCTGCGCAGCCGCTCTGGCATATTCAGGGCAAAGGCAACATGGTTCTGACGTTGAATGGTGATGATTACAAGCTCAATGGTATTGACGACGAAGTTTACATTGATTCTGAACGATCATTGGTTTACAAAGATTTGAATGACAGTCGGGCTGGATTAGCAGTTTTTCCAAATAACGGCTTTCCATCATTGATGCCAGGAGACAATACAGTGAAACTAACCGGCGAGTATTCATTATTTGAATATCGCCCGAATTGGAGGTGTCTTGCTTGACTGAGTATTTACGTTTTCCTATTTTGTACCAACGTGCGAGTGATGACACATCCACCCTAGGATTAGGATATTTAACTGGTATCTTGACAGGTACAGTAACACGAGACGCCAATGCAGTTGCGACACTTACCTTAACCTACAATCCAGAAGACCCACTGGCAAATGAACTGCAAAAGGGACGCGTAATCCTAACCGATTGTGGGCCAGACCTGTTACGACAAAAGTTTCGCATTACTCACGTGACGAAGGCCAACAACGAAGTCACTATTGAGGCAAACCAAATATGGGGTGATCTCGCTTATGACGTTATCAGCAAAGACATATCCATGCCCAATGCCAGCCCGGCAGATTCTTTTAATGCAATTGCCAGTGCTTTGGCAGACCCGATACCCGCCCTAAACTTTAGTAGTGACATCAGCAAGGTGGCCAACATCAGCTGGACGTACAAAGATACGCAGAATGTGTTGGATATCCTCATAGGTGCTGACAAGGCTGGTGATCAGACAAACTCAATGCAGGCGCTCTACAGCGGCGAATGGGTGGCTGACAACTACAATCTAAAATTGTTACAGCATGGCGGTAGAGACACCCACATGGTCGTTAAATACGGTCGGAATATTCAGACCATCGAGCAGGACGAAGCGATTGACCAGACTTACACAGCCATCATGCCATTTGCTACGTACACGCCCAGCAGTGCAGACGCCAAAGATACCAGCACAAGCTACGACGGCGCGGGCATTGTGCAGTACGTCGGCACCGGCGGCCTCCAAATGTACGACAGTCCTTACAAAGGCCACAAGGTCGTGGGCACGATCAAAAACGGTGCCTACTACAAGGTGACACGCACGGCGACAGAAAACACAGTCAATGACAATACCTGGTACATGATTGGCACAAACAACTGGGTGGACGGTACATTTTTCAAATTCGACAAATCGGGCGCTTATATCGTTAACAATGTGTCCGGCGCAGGCACCATCACGATTGGGGATAATACCGACAGCAACGGCCTTATAGTGCCTTTCCAAGGTATGGGCTCTGTGACAAGTTATGCCGGTCCAAAGTCAATTGCCATCTGGACTTCGCCATGGGCTGACAAAAAAGCCACGGGTCAATATGTGGGTAACGGCGAGCGCTTCAAAATCTGGTACAAGGCGACGGACAATGTTAACCATGTGTGGTACAACATCGGCACCAATAGCTGGATCGATTCCACGTATTTTAGCGTAGAAAAGAACACCAATTTCGTGGTTGTCCCCGCCCGGGGTATCGTGTTGGTCAAAACAGATGATGCCGGTGGTGCACCAGTTTATACTGCCCCCGGCGGTGCTGGTTATGTGCAGCGGCATGTCGCCAAAGGGACGCGGTGGCAAGTTACCGGTGCCGCGACTGGCGGCGATGGCAAGACTTGGTATCGCATCGCCACTAATCAATGGATCACAGATGATGTGTGCGACTTCAATTCTAACGGCACCGTTACCCCAACTACCGTCGATGACAAAAATAAAGAGACCGCGCAGGCGTTAGGCAAAGTACCTATTTACCCCAAGCCTACGTACAATGTGGCACCCACTGGTCAATATCTCCAAGCGGGTACCCGTTGGAAAATCACCGCTCAGGCCGACAATAACGGAACCACCTGGTATGAAGTGGCGATTAATGAATGGGTGGATAGTAAGTGGTTTAGTTTTTCCACCGGCGAGGACGTGACACCGGTCGGTCCTAATGCTGGCGATGAAGTGGATGAAGAAGTTGCCGAAGTGACAGTCACGTTACCAGAATTATTGCTTAAATCGGATTTAGCCGCCAACGATGAACGGCTGCGGGTTTTGCCGGTGGACCTGTCGCAATACAACATCGAAGACGCGGACCGGCTCAAAGAAGTGGCACAAGCGTATATGTCGGATTACCGGATCGGGTATCCCACGGTGAGCCTGACACTCAACTATGCACAGCTTACGGGTGATTATGCCCGGCTAACGCAGATCGGCCTTTATGACCGGGTGGCCGTTGAGTTTGATCAACTAGACATTTCTGAAGATGCCGAAGTATCTGAGGTCATCTGGAATGTGGTCGCCAAACGGTACGACTCGATCACAATTGGCGAGCCGCCAATTAGTTACACGCATGAACTGCAAAAGTACCAGCAGCAACAAATCGATAAAGCCACATCCACAATCACCAAGACTCAAACCGGATTGTTTGACCAGATCCATAACGCGCTCAAATTGCAAGGCGCCGATCAGGATGCAGCCGTCCGTAAAATCATGGAAGAGCTGGGTATGCACGATACCGCTATTGAGTCGGTTAAAGCGATGATGAAGACTATCGACGATACGGTGACCGATGTCAGCGATTGGATTAAAAATCCAGGTACTGCCGTTATCCAAGCTTATCCCAATTGGCAAGCGCCGATTGAATTCCGGGTAGTTAATGACGATAAAAGTTCGATGCGGTTAAACAACCATGGCTTGGGTTATTATTCATCAAGCGGACTGGTGCGCACGGCTATTACCAGTGACGGTCGAATTGTGGCCGAAGCAATCACTGCTGGGACAGTCACTGGGCTTAAGTTGATGGGTGCGCAAATCACCGGAACCAGCAACATCAGTCTGGATGACGGCATGGGCGGCCATCGGACAGAAATAAGTAGTGCCTATGGGATTAGTACCAGCGGAACACTGGAAGTGACCGGCACCACGCGTATCCATGGCCCATTTGCGGCCGAGAGCGGGTTGACCTTGACCGGCACTCTGGACGTGACAGGGTACACTAATTTGCACGGCGATCTTAATGCATCGGGCAATATAACGGCCCAAGGAAGCTTGGTTGCTGGTGCTGCCTCGGCATTTTGGGCAGGCGTCACGGTGCACGGTTCAATCACTGGTCTGGCCGGTATCGACATCAGCCAGGGACGGAGCATCATTTATTTTGGCTCTGGCTCACTGTCCAGCGATGCCGGACACCTGGTGTGGAACGGGAAAAACATTGCCTGAGGAGGATGATGACATGAATATCAATACAATCGATTTGTACAGCGGCGGTGGTTGCTTCCGTTTTAGCGATAAAGGTTTGGGCTATTTTAAAAATGAAATCCCAGCCGTTTCGCTTGATGCGGACGGGACTATTGTGGCCGGTAAAATTAACGGCTTAACACTTGTCGGTGATGAAATTATTGGACCGTTTGGAAAGGATAAGTAAATATGCAAGTTGACGTGAAACAGGGAATGTCTATTACGGCGGCGGAACTTTCTGGGACTATTGCGCAAATGGCTGTCAAACTTGGTCAGCAAGCACTGATCATTGATAATCTGACGGCAGAAAACAACGAACTTAAGGATAAGGCTGCTAAAGAGACTGAGAACAAAATCCAGCAAAAAGTAGGTGGTGATGAAAATGGCAAACCAGATAATCAACCTAGTGGTGACGGACAACCAAGCCCAGCTCAGCAATGACTGGGTGCGGACGTATGTCGGGGATAGCAAAACCATAGAGTTACATGTTGCCGACGCCAATAGTGCTGTCAAAGATTTGACCGGTTTAACTCCAGAACTGCGCGGCACAGCAATCAATCATCAAACAATCCAAGCCACTGGTGGTATCAGTGTCACCAATGCAACTGGTGGTGTGCTCACGGTGACATTACCAGATGCCGCGGTAGCGTTATCTGGTATGATCACTGACATGCGATTGCGACTGGCGGACAAGGACAGCAACGTAGTGAGCACCTGCGCATTCGTAGTCAACATTAACCCCACGCCGGGATTTACTGAACAATTTCCACAGGCCGTTGATGCAATCAGTGAAGCCGTCAAAAAGCTTATCGATACTACCAACTCAGTGGGAAACATTGGGGATGGTGCGCAGACAATCATTGATGCTAAGGTCAAGGATCTCACCAAGCAAATCGATGATTGGAAAACGTCCACCATGGCCGACAGTTTGCAGCAGCTTACCACGGCAACGGGATCGGCTAACACGGCCGCTACCACAGCCAATCAAGCAGCACAAGCAGCACAAGCACTGGTTGCTGATATTCCAACTGATCCAAAATATCGTGGTCCGGTTGGTCCCGCTGGCAAAGATGGTACAGGTATTCAGCTCAAGGGTTCGGCTGATTCTGTCGACAAGTTACCCACAACGGGCAACACAGCCGGCGATACTTATCTGGTCGCTGGACATTTATACATCTGGAAAGACAACGCTTGGAATGATGCTGGTCAGTTACAAGGCCCTGCTGGTGCTGATGGTAAAAATGGTTTGAATGTATGGCTGTACAATTTTGACCGTGGTGCAAACCAAATAAATTTTTACTGGTCAGATTTATCACCAGAAACAAAAACAGATAATGTTCCCCAAGTTGGAGACGCCGTAATTGACAAGACCGGAAATGTTTATCAAATCACCCAATCCACTAACACAGGTGATGCATTAACTGGTGGAGGCACAGCATCTTTTGGCGATGAAATAATTAACATCAAGGGTGCAACTGGCGCACCTGGCACGAAAGGCGATACTGGCAATACTGGTGCTACTGGTCCTGCTGGCCCTGCTGGTGAATCTGCTTATCAAGTATGGCTGGACGCTGGCAACACAGGTACAGAAGCCGACTATTTAGCATCACTAAAAGGTGCAACTGGCCCAGCTGGAAAAGATGGCACCACGCCAGACCTAACGCCTTACTTAAAGTCAACAGATGCCGCAGCAACCTACCAAACCGCAACTCAGGTTCAGGCCGCTTTAGATGCCAAGATTGTGCCTGTTGCTAATGAGACAACAGCATCTAGTAATTCTGCGACAAGCCCCACTGTTCTCTATCTTGTGCCGGAGGCGAGCTAATGCCAATTTACTACGGTGGTAAAAAGTTACAGTCACTTTATTTTGGTGGCAAGAAGATTGCCAGCGCTTGGTATGGTGGCCAATGTGTTTATAGGTCATTAACCTTTTTAGCAACCCCAATACAAATTTGGCAGTGGACTGCACCGAACGGT